CATGAGACGCATCCAGAAACTCACGCAGCAGCGTCGCCGCCAGCTGCACATACACATCCCGCCCAGCGGAATCATGGAGGTGCCGTATGGCGATGTCACCCAAGGAACGCGACGAGAAGCGCCGCGCCAAAGCCGCCCGGTTGCAGGAAGAAGACCTGCGCTTGAAGGTTCGACCCGGGACTAAACAGGCCCTGCTGGAGCTGATGGAGTGGGCCGGGATCGAGGAACAGGGCGAGGCGATGACGCTGATGATTCATCACCTGCATGGGCTTGGCCCGAGCGGCGCGCTGCCGCTGTTGACACCTCCGCGCCACGAAATCACGGTGTCACCGGCTGTGGCGCGGAAGCTTGAGAATTTCCGGGCGCGCGAGGCGCTACGGATTGCTCACGCTGAATAGATCAGACCGAAAGCTGCTTCAGGTGAGCCAAGTACTCAGCTGCGGCTGTCTTCTGGGTTGTTCCGCTAGCATTTTTTTCGCCCATGATCGACGAATGCGCATCAGCAAAGAGGCCATCCAGATCCCGCCCATTGCGCTTTGCATTTGCAACGAGTGCGAGTACCAGGTGTTCAAGTGCGTCTGTTTGTGCTTGGTGCAGGCTCATTTTCTCTCCTTGTAAACCGGCTCCATGCCGGTCACCCGTAATACCCCATCCCAAACCAAATTGCCACCATGTGGACCGACCCGATTCAGGGTGTGACATGACCCGCCGGTGGGGCTCAGCTGATGGATTCGACAAACACCCATGACCCCACAATCGTAAGCACCACCACAGCTACTACCACGAAGACCATGTAGCGAAAGTCGCCCTGGGTCATTACGGCATTCCCCCAAATTCTTAGTGTTTGAGGGGTAGAGCAACTCTCATACCAACACCATGCCGCATCCGGCCACGGAGGGCGGCGCATGCATGGAGTACCGCAATGCAAGTCGAGACCTCCACTGTCACCAAGCTGCTGATCACTGGCGCCGAAGGCCTGGACCCGATCAGCGTCTACCTCGAAGACTTTGAGCCCTGCAAGGGCAAGATCACCGTCAGCTGCTACGACAAGACCTGGCACGCCTACTGGGGCGGTATGTGGGATGGCCTGACCATCGGCCAGTTCTTCTGCAAGCTGTACGACGCCTACATCATCGGCTACTTCGACCGGTCGCTGAGTTCTCGCCGGTTCAGCGCTGAAGCGCTGGCCGACAAAGCGCGGAAGGTGATCGTGCAAATGCGGCGTGACCGGGATCTGGACGCAGAAGATGCCCGAAGCCTGCTCGACGAGGCTGAGGATGTTCGACACACCAGCTCGCTCGATGAGTGCGGCGGCGCCCACCGCGAGTTCCTGCACCGCGTATTCGGTGACGACTGGTGGAACCTGCCTGCCGATGCCATGGAGCCCAATCCAGATTGGGCCTACCTCTGCCGCATCATCGAAACGGTGCAGCAGGCCCTTGCCAAACAGTTCCCGATAGACGCCTGACCGTCCTTCGCTGCCAGCCAGCCTCAGTCGACTGCGCGCCCGTCAACACAAGATTCAACGCACGCAACAATCGCCGTAAAGCTACCGGTGAAGCTGTGCCGAAGCTCTCTCGGCATGTCGTAGGAAAAGTGGACAAGCCAAGATCCGTCGCCCAGCAGCACAGCCTCCTGACGGTACTTATCAACCTGATCCTCATCAATGCCGAGAGCTGCTGCGATTTCCTGGTTTGTTGGCTCGCGGTCCATCGGGTATTCATCTCGTTGACTGGTATTACAATGAATAACCCAAATGCCATTAAATTGCCACTATCAGGTACAACACCGGCCAAGCCGGTGCATGCATGGAGAAAACCATGAGCGATAACCAGACCCCAATCGGCTAGGGTCGGCGGCGAACTCACAAGGGCTTCACCTTCTCCCGCATCAACACCCAGCTGTAACCCCTCTCCCCTCTATTTCGAGCAGGTCGCAGCACGAGGCGTGCTCCGGGCACCCTCAGTAGCAACCCGGCGAGCAAGGCCAACGCCCCACGCCATTGCCCTGGTCATCGATTCGCCAGGGCGAGAGTCAAAGGCCTCTTCATGCAAGGGCATGCCTGAAGGCGCATAGACCCCAATAAACATTTGCGTATTGCCTATCCGCGACAGCCGCACCTGGACATTTATGAGCGTTCCATCGTCGAGTGTTTCGTCATGAGTCCTATGGTGAAGCGTCGGGTCAGCCCAAGACCAAAAAACATCACCGCGAATTCTCATGCCGTCCTCCTACGACTTTAGTTGTGTGCGTTAACCCAACATAGCCTAACCGCAGCAGCTCGAAGCCGCATCTGAATGATTAATGATCTGAATCAGATAATTGGCTAGTACCGCTGTTCCTAACCACTTTCCCCTCTATTCACTGCCGCGATATGGCGGCCAAGGCGAAGCTATGTCTCAAGCAAAGGAAAGACCGATCCTGTTCAGCGGGCCTATGGTCCGCGCCATCCTGGAAGGCGAAAAGACGGTCACCCGCCGGGTGATGAAGGTTCAGCCGGTCCTGAAGAATGGGTTCTGGCAGGTTTACGGTGCCGGCTGGGGTGAGGGAATGACCAGTATCCCCGCCATGTTGGGTCACAGCCTCTCTACCAACTGCCCGTATGGCAGGCCAGGCGAACGTCTCTGGGTCCGTGAGACCTTCAGTCGCTCTAATCCAGGCGGTGACGAAGGCGTTTACTTCTACCGGGCAGATGGGCGATTCCCCGCAGCCATGGGCGGCGGTCGCTTCTACGGCGACGAGCGCTGGAAACCGAGCATCCACATGCCGCGGGTCGCCTCTCGGATTCTGCTGGAGATCACCAGCGTCAGGGTTGAGCGCTTACAGGCGATCTCCGAGGCTCAGGTCGTAGCGGAAGGATGTCAGGCGCTGGAAGGCTGCAAGTGGCATACCTTCGAGGAGGCTGCCGCCGGCGTTCCGATGCACGACCACACCGCGCGGGATGCTTTCGAGGCGCTATGGGAGAGCATCAACGGCACGGAGTCGTGGCCTGCAAACCCATGGGTATGGGTCGTTGAGTTCAAGAGGGTACAGCAATGACCCGCCTCGCCCTCTGCCTCCTGCTGCTGGCCACCGGCGCCAGCGCAACCGAGAACGTCATCGACGTGCAGCACGACAGCCAGCGCGGCGTGACCTGCTACCTGCTGAATGGGGTCGGCATCAGCTGCATCCCCGACAGCCAGCTGCAGGCCGGCAACGAGCGCCAGCTCTCCCCGCACGAAACCCAACCCGAACCTACACCCGCTCTGGCGCCTGGGCGCTGGATTGATGAGAGGTATGAGCTGTGAGCAAGATCGATTGGAGCAAGGCGCCAGAATGGGCAGACGGCCACGGCCTGGTCGCCCACCACGGTATCACTGAGGTGTGGATCAGCATGGACCAATACGCCGTAGTCGGCGCCGAGGATCGCACCTATCCCTATGGCGGCGGGACCGGCGATCACCGGCACAACTTCACGCGTGGCCAGGTCCAGTACATAACGCCGCGGCCGGAGCGCTGGGATGGTGAAGGTCTACCTGCAGTTGGCACAAAGTGCGAGTTTAAGGCCAACGTTCTCGGCTGGGTCGAGGTGACCATTACTGCAGTTACTGACCTGAGCATCGTATTTACCCGTCCGTCGTATCAGAACGGCCGCCCTCTTGTTGAAGAGCGACTGCCACACAAGGCAGTCGAACGGTTCCGCCCAATCAGAACGCCAGAACAAATCGCTGCGGATGAACGCCTGCACAAGCTTCGAAACGCTCACACGGCTATCGCCAGAACGCTTGAGTCTTTCCGGGGCGACATCCCCGCAGAGGCCGTTTCCCGGCAGGTGATCGAGGCGATGATCGACGCCGGCTACAGCAAGCAGGTGACGCCATGATCCTGCCCCTGATGTACATGGCCTACCTGATCTACAGGGGGCCGCAATGAGCGACGCACCGATCGAGCCGCAAGACTGGTCGTTCGGCGTCAAGGTTGTGCAGATCGAAGACATCCGGGTCGCCCGTGGCCTCACGCGTAGGCCGAAAACGACCTGTCGACACCGGAAGCTGGTCTATGACGACAAGGAGCGCCGCATCTGGTGCAGTGACTGCGAGTCAGAGGTCGAGGCCTTCGATGCATTCGCCGGCTTGGTGGAGATGTTCAGCGGCGCGCAGTCGCGTATCAACCGCCGTGCTGCGGAGCTGGCCGAAGCAGAGAAGTTCCAGATCCGCAGTCGGGCGGCCAAGGTGATGGATGAGGCCTGGCGCAGCACGAAGACCGCACCGCTATGCCCTCACTGCAATAACGCCCTGCTGCCGGACGATGTGGTGGGCGGGCTGGCCAGCGCCAGCAAGGCCCTAGTGGTCGCCGCTCGCAAGCGCAACGAAGCCAACAAAACGAAGTAACCCATCCCTCTACAACTCATGCCCGCCGACATGCGCGGGCGAGGATGAACCGTGTCCGATATCACAGTGAAGTGCTCCCGGTGCCGAAACCAGCACAAGGAGAGCGAGCGCGTGCTTGCGCCCTGCAAGTGGCTCAAAGGCGCCAGCACCATGGTGTGTCCGCGTTGCAAGTGCACCAGCTACTACATCGTCAGCCCTGCGCCAGCCGCCTGACCACCAACCTGCCGCCACCGGCGGCGTGGAGACCTTCCATGAACCTGATCGACTGCTACGTGACGAAGATCCTCGGCGAGCCGTACCGCAAGTTCGGCCACTGGTGGGTCGATGCGGAATACGAATCTGAAGGCCGCCCAGGCAAAACCCAGCTCATGTTCCGCACCGAGGAAGCCGCCCGGGCGGCGCAGGTCGGGCACCACTTCACGGCCTGAGGAGGCCCACATGGCAAACGCCACTGCTGCAGTGCAGCCAGGCTTGCTGCCGAGAATCATCCGGGCCGGTGATGCGCCCGGATATCTCGGCATGTGCAGAGACGAATTCAAGAACACCGTCCGCCCATTCGTGCGCGAATTTCCGATTGGAAAGCAAGGCATTGGGTTTGATCGACTTGAGCTGGACGCCTGGGTCGACGCGTACATCGAGGCGATGGCCGTTGAAAAGACCGCCGATCAAGACAACAATCGGCCTCGCAGCGAGCGTCTGGCCGTGACCTCCAAGGAGAATCCATGGCCAAAAAGGCAATCACAGGCCTCCAGAAAATGCCGAGCGGCATCTGGAAAATCGACAAAATCTACAGGGGAGAGCGAATTCAAGAGAGCACTGGCACTTGTGACCGGGAAGAGGCAGAGCAATACCTGATCCATTTACTGGAGAAGATGCGCCTGCGCAAAGTCTATGGCGTGCGCGAGATCAAGACGTTCAGCGCCGCAGCGGCCAAATATTTGGTCGAGCACAAGGATCAGCCCTCATTCAGGATCACTGCGCTGTACCTGAACCAGCTGGACGACTATATCGGCCACCTGCCGCTGACGCATATCGATGATGAGGCCCTGGCCCCGTTCATTCGCGACAGGAAGGCCGATGTAGTGCTGCCGGATGGGAAGGTGAAAAAAGGAGTGAGCAACAGGACAGTCAACATCGCAATCGAACGAGCGATCCGTGTTCTATCGCTGGCGTGCAGGAAATGGCGGGACGAGGAGCGCCGGCCGTGGCTGGACAGCGTGCCGCTGCTAACCAAGCTGGAAGAGAAGAAGGCGAGCCGAAAGCCCTACCCCATGTCATGGGAGGAGCAATCGGTTCTCTTCGGTGAATTGCCAGACCATTTGCAGCGGATGGCCCTGTTCAAGGTGAATACGGGCTGCCGCGAGCAGGAGGTCTGCAAATTGAGGTGGGATTGGGAGATCTCTGTGCCAGAGCTTGGCACCAGCGTGTTTCTCATACCGGCCGAGTTCGGCGGCAGGCATGAGAACTCCGGGGTCAAGAACCGGGACGAGCGTCTGGTAGTGCTGAACGACGTGGCCAGGTCGATCATAGAGAAGCAGCGCGGGCTTTCACGGGAATGGGTGTTCCCCTACAACGGCACCGCGATGCACAGGATGAACGATTCGGCCTGGAAGAAAGCGCGGGTGCGCGCGGCAAAGCTCTGGCAGGAGCAGCATCTACGGCCGGCACACCCTGGGTTCGCTTCTATCAGGATTCACGACCTTAAGCATACCTTCGGCAGGCGCCTGAAGGCAGCCGGTGTTTCAGAAGAAGATCGCAAGTCGCTTCTGGGTCACAAGAACGGCAGCGTGACCAGCCACTACTCCGGCGCGGAGATCGGTCAACTGATTGAGGCAGCAAACAAGGTATCGGCCACAGATTCACGCGGACCTGTGCTGACAATACTGAAGAGGAGAATTGGGTGATGAAAAGGCGAAGTCACTCGAAAAGTCACTATGCCCAGAAACGAAAAAGCCACCCGAAGGTGGCTAAGTCGTTGAAATATATGGTCGGGACGGAGTGATTCGAACACTCGACCCCTTGCACCCCATGCGCTTATTTGGTGGATTTCCATAGATCCTACCGAACACTATTGGACAGGCTTAAACCTAGTAAATACGGGGCTTACAGGCTAATCTTGCATCCGGTAGCGTCCAATACCGTCCACCACCAGCTATGCAATTCGGTGGCACAAAAGTGGCACAAAATTCGGGCGCAAGGAATTGTACTAGGGGTAGAGAGTGTCCAAGGTAACGATTAAGCAATTAGAGGCACTGACAGCCCAAGATGACGGCAAGGTCTTCCGTGAGGATGGAGGATTGGTTGCCGAGGTGCGCGCCGGGGTTCGCGGAATCACAGTTCAGTTCAGCTATGAATTCAAGCTGGATGGAGCGCGAACCAGGAAGCGCTTGGGTAGCTGGCCGAAGAAAAGCTTGGCGCAAATTCGGTCTGAGCGCGACGAGGCCCGGGTACTCGTCACCAAAGGCCTGCACCCTACCCTTGCCGCCAAAGCTGCACGGATCGAGGCGCAAGCGGCAATCGCCACCACTATTGCTGAAGCAGAGCGTGAAGCCGCAGAAAACAAGACAGTCTCCGATCTCTTTGATGAGTGGATACGTGACGGCGTCTCTCGTCAGGACGGCAACGCCGAGCTGATCCGCAGCTTCAAGAAGGACGTACTGCCGCTGATTGGCAAGAAGCCGCTGCGCAACCTGAGCGAGAAGGATCTGCTCACCGTCCTGCGATCGGTGAAATCTCGTGGCCTGAACCGCACTGTTGTCATCCGCAGCAAAGATATCGGTCAGATGCTTCGCTGGGCCGAGAAACGTAAACCATGGCGTGGCCTCATGACTGACGGCAATCCAGCCGACCTGATAGACGTGAACAAGTTGCTCGACCATGACTACGAAGAGCAGCGGGATCGTCTGCTCTCGCCTGACGAGATTCGTGAGCTGCGTGACGTCCTGGA